AGAGAAACTTGATTGTAATATCTCTATTCATTGGTCTGAACCTCCAGATTATACTGGAGCAAAGCATTAAGAGATGCCATCCACCGCAGACGACCATTACGCCATGCAATGTCAGCGCGATCCCACTGTGCAGAAACAATATCTTGCTGTCTGCGAATGCGATCCCTGATTTGATCCAGTGTCCAGTTAAGGTAATCCGGGTGAATGCTAGCAGTGCCATCCCAATGCAGATTGACAGTGCGCTTCATGCCCCGCGCATCACTCCATGTATAGTAAAAAGGTTTCATTGACCTATCCTTTGGTTGATTGATAGTTATGTATAGTTAGTAGCATTGATTGCATGTGTCAACACCTATTTCCGATACAAAAACCTGTGCAGTTTAAAAAAAATAAAGGGGGCTTACGCCCCCTTCTTGAAACGCTTAATGAAACCCCCAAGCTGACGCGCCTCGCGCTTGTAGTCAGGGTCAAGCTGGTTGTAGGGGTCATTGCAGATGTCGAGCCTGTTCTCCGCCTCGCGGATGATGGCGTCATCGACATAATGCTCGTTGACCTCTGCAACGATTTCATCGTAGCCGGTGGCTTGGATGAGGCCGTCTTCGACATCCAGCTCAGTGAACTGATAGACAAGCGCGTCACACTTGAACGCGGCGCGGACGATGGGGCGAATTGTGTTAGCCATGTGAACCTCCTTTTAAGGTTGTTGGCTTTGGTTGATTATTTAATATAGCAAACATTGCAATAAATGTCAACATCTTTTTTTTGCCCGTTAATTAGACGTAAATAGCGGGCATAACTTGTGCCGCATAATTAGCCGTAATTAACGGGCATGACATGTGCTACAAAGTATGGGGCAAGAATGTAGCACGATAGGAGAACGCAATGAGAAGGGTACTAATCATCCCACGCAACGACGGCATAGCCATCAGCATGGATGAACTGAAAGAGGTTGTGGTTGTGGAGATGGATGCCGAACAAATGCTCAACATGGCGCAGCGCTGTCAGCAGGCAGGATTAGAGATGCTGCGGAAAGAGAAAGCCGAACAATTGCTCGTATCTAATCCTTCAGGCGAGTCACTGTGAGCTTGTACCCCAAATAATTCAGAGCAGCTTCGATGTCGTTGACTCTTGGTGTGTGGGTAGTACGCCACTTTCTTAACGTATCCCGATGAAGCCCGACCCGCTCAGACAGATCCATCTGGCAGCAGCGCTGTTTGTGCATTTCTTTGAACAGAAATTGTACTATTGGATTGCCATTTACGATGGCAGGGCGATAGCGAAACTTTTTCATTAATCCCTCAAAAAGAAACCCCGACGACAGAACAAGTCTACCGCCGGGGCATCAACCAAAGAAAGGAGGTAAATCAAATGTCCCTGTCTAATTTCGTTCGAGGAGATTCAGAGAAGGTCCAACCTTATGGTTACAAGCTTTCGCTCGTGGGAAGGCTCCGATCTGAATACCTCTGACGAGGGAGTTCCGATACACACATCGCTTCAATGATTAATATACGCAATGATTTCTATTTGTGCAACCCTTAATTACACATTATCTCGCGCTGTTGTTGCTTCGTATTCACCACGGCTCATAGGTCCATCTGTTGCGCCGAGCCAAACCCGACCACCTGTAGGAGTAAGCTGATACTTTGTAATCCGGCCAGCGTCTTGTATCTCACGAACATATTGCTCCAGCCTAGACTTGCTAACGCCTTGTAGTATCTCCGGTGTGTCAGAATCTTCAGAGCGTTTATGAACGGCGTTGTTACCGCTCATATGCGTAAGAGCCTCGCCCCTATTCTCGCAGTCTATAATCCACTGGAACATGGCGTCTAGCTTCGCCTCTAGAGCGGTGCCTGTGTTCATAGCGACAATCTCTTCGCTGCGGTCAGTCAGCAACCCTGTGTTCATATCACGAATAAAATGCCGAACATTTCTTATCGCAGGGCCATTTGATTTGACGACAGCGCCGTCGTAGCAAGTGTTGCGTTGAAACGGTATGCCCAAGCGTTCACACATTTTCTTAGCGCGGGTTGCATCGACCTGCCACACGGCAAAAGCAGAACGAACACCGTCAACCAGAGCAGATGTCCCCCGAATAAGATTACGAGCTTGCTCCGGTGTTTTAATCACTGCGTCCTCTTTGATCTTTGTCATGTGGTGACAGAGCAACACTGATGCGCCAGTCTCAGTTGCGATCTTGGCTAGCAAACCCGTAAGAGCAGCACCGGCTGCCGGATCAGCGTTTACGTCAGCATGTACAAAGGATGCGAGTGGATCGAACACAATGAGCTTCAGATTCGGTATCTGTAAGATTTGTTCGTATATCTTCTCGAACTCTTCGGACGTAGAGAATTCACCGTGATTCTCTGACAATATCGGGAACACACCCCCTACATTTGGTAGTGGTACCACCTTCAGATCATATATGTAGCCATTCCTAGCTCCGAATGGATCCATGCGATCAATACGGCGGTGCATCTCAGCCTCGTCATCTTCCGCCGTGAAGATAACCACATTTCCATATTCCTTAACCAGACCCCCGAAAGCTGTGGTCATTGGCTGGCCCGATGCGATCTTCATGCCCATGTCGAGTGTCATCATGCCTTTGCCCGAATCTCCAGCAGCAGCAAAGATAATTGGTACACCGAGTGGAAACGTGCCGTCGATCAGGAACTTTTGTTCGGGTGCTTCGCCTTGGAATCGAGCTACAGAAAACGTGTCATCCAGCAGGTTGATGTTCGTTTTTGTGACTTTTGCCTTGGTATTAAGAAAGCTTTCAATGTTGAAGCCTTCGGTAATGGCGTCCGATGCGTCCCACCCTTCAGGTTTACCCATAGGTGGCGTTAGCATTGTTACCGACTTTGCACCAGCGGCCAGAGCCAAGTCCTGAATGAGATCAGCCAGCTTCTTACCAGCCGGATCATTGTCAGGCCAGAGAATGACCTCCTTGTTCTGTAGAGGAGAAAAGTCAAACTGTGGTGCTGTTTTCTTCGTTAATGCCCCTGCACCCCCGATGGTACAAGTTGCTGTGTAGCCCGATGCGTTCAGAGAATCAGCGCACTTCTCGCCCTCAACCCATATGACACGTTCAGATGCCAAGACATTCGGAATGTTATACATAGGTCGGATGTCAGGAAATTTAGAATACGGTACGCCCTCTATGAATGGCCTGAACTCTTTCTTTGGCTTGCCGTTGTTGTTAGGCAACGGGTTACCAGCAATGTCCTTGACGTTATACCGACGCACAGAAACCAGTATCTCACCGTCAGCGTTGGTGTAGATGTATTCAGCGTCATATGGTGTGTTGATGTTATACTGGGGCTTTATTGGGTTTTCGATTGGCCCATTATCACGAACAATTTGAGGCCCAGCGTTTTCCAGATAGTCGGCGAACATGGCCTTAATCTCAGGCAGACGCATGTTGCGTGATTCCATAAGTATCTTAACGATACCGCCGACACCTACATTGCCGTTAAAATCTTGACCTCGCATAAAGTTAGGAGATGCTGGGTCAATGTCGATCTTCATCGACTTGCCTGCATCACCAAGCAAGGAGCCTATATAAAATGTTTTTCCATGTATCCGGCCAGCAGGAAGTGCATCTTGCAGAATGCGAATTTGTTCTGTTTTTGGTACCTTCTGCGAAATCTCTTCGACCAGATCATGAGCGGACCTACTAGATGTAGTGTTGCCAAACCTCACGATACTCATTATATTGTACTCCATCAGGCATGTTGGTATGTATGTTCTCTCTTATGGGGCGGTTTATTCCGCCCCTTTTTTTTGCCAGCAAGTCTTGCGAAACTCACACCACTTGCAAATGTGAAAGTCGTCATTCTGCGCGATACGCGGAAGAATGTCATTACCCCTAGTTGCTTCTAGGATTTGTACTGCTTTGTCACTGGTCTTCTGTGCCAGCTCTGCATCGAATGAAACCAGTTCGATATATATCTCACTGGTGTTCTTATTCAGTACCGTAAATACGCACGGATTCTCTGAAAGATTCATATATGCTTGATACAGCGCCACTTGCGCTGCGTAGACTGGGTTGGCATCCGCCACACCCTTACGAACAAATTCATTAAACTTTTTATCTGATGCGGACTTACACTCCCACAACATAGGGTATGAGAGGTGTAATGGACCCCCACATATTACACCGTCGATGTGACCACGAACCTCTCCCTCTGCTGTGTCGAATCCAAATTGTTCGCCGTATTTTTCTGTCCGCAGGTCGAATCCAGCGTCACGAAAGTACATAATCATCAAATCTTCGATGGTGTGGCCCAGAGCAAATGTTCGTAAAACTTTTGCCGGGAATCCTTTGTCGCTATCTTTTGCCTGCCCCATGTATCTATATTGAAGTTTACGAGCGCATGGATCACCAAGAGAGGAAGCGCCCAGATATTTGCGTTCTGGTTGCTTTCTTTCCTTTTCTATAATAGCCCGATCTAACTCAGCTATTATGGCCGTGACTTCTTCAGAAGGGAATTTCGGCTGGCTTTTGCTTGATGGAATTTTGGCAGAGCCTGTCAAATAGCTCTGCAAGGTAAGGTTCGGTGTAGACATCTTCTAGCCCTTCTATCTTTTGCGCGATCATCACCAAACCGACGACCTCATCTTCTGTTAAATCAACAAGTCGTTTGTTCCAACCCACCAGTTCAAACAACTCAGCCACACGTCTTAATGGATTGTTTCGTTGCCCTTCGCCCATGTTATGTTCCCTTCCTCTGGCACAAACATTGCTGTGTAATAATAATCAAGTTCTGCGATATCGACCACCGCAGTCACACACTTGAATCCTGACAACTCCTCGTCAGCAAAATCAACCAACGTTTCCAGAACAATTTCCTGAACCTCCTCCTGATCTTCAGGATCACGGAAGTTTATGAAGCATGATGTTTGTACTGCGGCACCCTCTTCTCTATGGAAAAGGAATGTTACTTCACCTCGTGTCATGCTGATTCTTCCCATTCCGAAATCACACTGTAGACAATATTGTCCACAAATTGCTTGTTCCATGTGTAGTTAAGCATACAAGCAGCGCGGTACTTCGTCCACGAGAAGTCAATTGGGCTGACATTCACGCCCTGCCTAGACAACGCGCTGCGCTGCTTATCACTTACAGGATCGTTCAGCCAACGCTTTGTCTTCTTGGCAGAGTCACCTGTTTCGTGTTGGCGCATGTAGTCATCTGCCGCTGCTATAGCTTGTTTCT